CCTCCACTTACTGCAATACCTGTACCAGAAATTAAACCTACTGAAGTAACCGTTCCATCGAATTGGTCTTCGCTGTTAATAGTAAAGTTAGGGTAAGTTCCCGATATGCTCGTAGTACCCGTACCCGTTAAAGAAACAACTTGGTCGGGTGCAGTATTAGTAATTAATAAAGTTCCAGATGAAGTAATTGGTCCACCGCTTACACTTATTCCACTAACTCCAGAAGCATTAATACTTGTAACAGTTCCTACTGCATTGTTAATCCAAAGAGTATCATAATTTGTAGAAGAATTTTTAGCAAGTATCTGACCAGAAGTACCGCCTACAGGAACACCTTGACCCGCAGGACCGGGTAAACCGGTCTGTGCTATTAGTATAATTTGGTCCGTTACATTTACCTGTATTGGATTTTCAGTAATATTAATGTCAACCTGCTGTTCTGTAGGTGTTACCTCAACTATATTATCTGTAATGTTTATTTCTATACTCATTGTGCTTGATTGATGTTTTCATAAACGATAAAATCTCCCCATAAGTAAGTCTTTATCGTTCCATCAGCATAAGTAATTTTTAAATCCCATATATAATTGCCTTTGTCTAAAGGTACTATTTTACTGATGCTTACATTATTATTTGAAGCACCAAGAATAGTAATTCCACTTCCATTAGTTGCTGTAAATAATGCAGCAGAAGTAGAGCATCCTTTATATACCGATACCAAAACAGTAGCAGTAGATAAATTAATTGCTACATCATTTAAAGTAAATGCAAAAACTTCTTGCCAAGTATTACCTTTAACAATATCTATGTCAAAACTTGCCGGTTTAAAATCTGAGTTCATATTAGGTTGGTATTATACATCTGTTATTTAATGAAGGTAGCGTTATGTTTAAGTTTATACTAACCCCTGCAAGATAGTCTGGAGAATCTTCTCTAAAATAAGTTAAGGTTATTGTATCTCCTGTAACCCATTCTGTTGTAGGATTCCTAAATTCTGCCACAATATCTTGTGCAATTAAGTTAGTATCTGAAAGAACTTCTAAAGCATCCGTTTCAACCAGATGCCTATCTAATATATAAATGTTGAAAGTGTAGTTTATTTGCTTTTGACTAATAGAAGCATCCCCCATATCAAAGAACATAGCAGGATAGACAACATCGTTATCATCTAACTTGTCGCTGAACTCGCCGAAGTACACAGTCTTTATCTGTGGGTGCGTTTCTCCGTAGTTCTTTATCTGTGTTATGATTTGATTTAAGGTCATTTTTTTTAAGATATGTTTTTAACTTCTTTTGGTTTTTTAAGTTAGCTTGTTTGCTCATTCATTTAGTTTTAGTCCAAACAAAAAGGAGGGTTATTTCCTTGATAAATATCTCTATACAAAGGTTTTTTGTCGAATGGTCCACAGCATCCATCATCCCCTAACCATATACTTGCCCTGTAAGCATCGTTATCTGGCTTTATCGCATCAATACCACTACCAAAATTTAAGTATTGAGGGTATAAATTCTGATTTTCTTTAAGGTATTTAATTAATCTCTGCTTGTAAAACTCTGCCCTTGACCTATATCTATTGCTAATATCTATCAAGTCCTGCATAGATGGAAGTTCAGTATTGTCTGAACTTTTCCTAACAAGACCTTTGTTATAAAACTGATAACTCAAACCCTGTGGTAATTCAGATAGCACATAATTAATAAGTGTATCTGATATATATCCACTAAGTAAAGTTTCTTCATCACAGGTAAGGTTGCCACATTCAAGACCATCTTGTAGTCTTAAATATAAAGCACTACCCAAAGCAGGATGAATAAACATATCCTGTGCCGTTTTAATCTCTGGCTTGATAAGTTTTTCATCTACATTATTGTGCAGACCGCTTAGTTCTTTAATTGAATCTACTGATATAAAAAGTATATTTGCACTCATTTTATTTGCGTGTTACTACGTTAGATTTCATAAATAAATGTATAATTTTCTGTTTTATTTCTTTTTCCTTTTAAACACATATTAATTGCACATCTATTTATATTTAATTCTTTAGCACATATGCTTTGTGCATAATATTTTCCAATAAATTTATCATTTTTAAAAACTAAGAATGGTTCACAGTTTTTTGATATTGCTATTTTTTCTTTTGATTCTTTATTATGATTTTTACCTATTCTTGGATTATTTATATTTATATATGATTTTGTCTTTAATGATAATATTTGTTTTGTTATTTCAGAATGGTTTTTACCTAAATTATATTTATTGTTTAAATTTTTTATAGATATTTTTTTTCTTCTTTCATCTGTAAATATAACACCTAATCCACCTTCTCCACCATCTGTCATATTTGATAATATGCCTGTATTGTTATTTTTTCTACCATATAGATTTATAAATTCTTTTTCTTTTATTATAGCTTCTTGTATTGTTAAATTATCTAATAATATTTCAACTTCATATTTAGTATTATTTATAATAGAATACCAATAATTATTTCTTTTTTGTTTGCTATATGCTCTTTTAAAAGTAGTATCACTACCTATTCCAATATAGAATGGTTGATTTTTATCTAATCTGATATGTCTATATAAATATGGCATTATTTACGTGTAACAACATTGCTTTTCCACAAGTGCCTACAAAAGTTCCTGTGGTTATTAGTTCCCGGTAAAGTGTACCATCCACCACCTCTGGTAAATACATCATAACCAAGCCTTGCACTCATAGCTTCAATCTCTGACCTGCTATAAAGTTTATTTGTAGTTTTAAAGTATTTACAAAACTGCCTTGAACTACTTAAATCAGAATCATTAAACCCCTGCCGCCACTCATAAGAATAACGAATAAGAAATTCAGTGGTTGAAGGTTTAATTTTTTCTACTATCTCACTAATTGGTGCAGTTAGCTTTCTTTCTATAATCTCACTCTCATCATAGCCTTCGCCAATGGTAGTAATTTTAGAGCTTATAAAGCCTTTCTTTTCTAAGTCTGTTAGTATTCGTTTAACCACTCCCACATCTTCCTTTAATGTGTCTGCAATAACCTCTGGTGTGATTCTTTTATCCTTTGTTATTAGGTCAAGAACATTTGATTGAAGCTGTGTAACATCTGCAAATAATTCTACATCTGCAAAGTGTTCTTTTTGTTTCCAAATATGGAAACTTTCTTTACTATCTCCAAATCCATCAAGGTCTGCAAAATTAAATTGCTCTGACATCTCTACAGCTACATCTGTTGATTCTATACCTTCGCCACCTTCTTTTGGTGCTAATGCTATTAAACTTCTTAACTCATTAATTGTAAGGGTATTCATAACCTTAGTAGCAACCAAAGGAGAAAGGCTATTAATAGCATCAATGATATCTTGATTACTTGCAGTTTCTTTAACTTCTATTTGTGGAAGTCCTACTTTATCCCTTAGTTCATCTTTACTCATTATCTGCAATAGTACAGCTTCAGACAAATCAATTCCTATAGGTTCTGTAGGTATTAGTTTTAAATCTTCTTCATATCCGGCATATCCTGCTAACATATTAAAGTTAGCTTCCAAGAACATTTGCTTACTATTAACGTAAGTATTTTTAAATATCTCGTACCCATCACGCATTTCACTACGACTGCCAAGACTTCCTGCCTGTGCAATACCAAAAATTGAAGGAGTAGTAATCTGATGTGCAGAAAATATGTTAGTCTGGATGATAGTATCTACATTACTAAAATCTTCTTTAGTCAAATCACTTTGCCCTAAATCATCAACGATTGGTTTTCTTGAAGCATCGTTAACAAAAGCTAACATATACTTTATACCATCTGCACCTGTATATGTATTTTTAAACTTCTTATGTATTACAGTCTGTTCATCCGGAGAAGGTTCGCCATTGGGTAGTGTAATTAACTTACTTGCACTAAATCCTGTCTTGGCATTACCTAAAATATGTTTAGATACTTCTATATCTGATTCAACATAATTTAACCCACCGAAATAACCCGGTAAGGTGTAGGTTTCCATATTTGGTCTGTACTCTTTTAGATACAATATCTGTTTACCTGTTGGGTTTCTTGGTTCAAAAGCAGGGTAAACCTCATATTTTTCTTTAGCATCTTTCCAATCTTTTTTATACCAGAACTGTGTGTTGTCTTTATTCGTTCTGAACTTAGTATAATCACAATGCCACACCTCTGCTATCTTGCCACTTGTAGACCATATAATCTCTAAATAAGCACCTCCGAATATTTCAATATCCAAAGATACCTTTCTTGTAACATCATCTAAATTTTCGCTTCTATTAGGGTTATTAACGAACCCTTCTGCACCCTTCCATCCATTACCTGTAATGTAATGAACTTTAGATTTAATAATAGATTGGTGCTTACCAGACTTGTTGTAAAGTTCTACCAAATAATTTGGGTAGTCGTTCCTGTGTCCGTACTGTATATATCCTTCGCCCCTCTTTTCAATATATTCAGGCTGTTTTGCTTCAGCAAATTGTACTACGAAAAAGTTGTTCATTGTCTTATTTTAAATTTATCAGAAGGACTATATTCTGTATAAATAGTTTCCGGTTCGCTTAATATCATTACACCACTTTCTAACAAATTAAGTCCTGTTACATCTGTGTTCTGTGTACTTGTTTGCTCATATACAGAATAACCCCATTGTCCATTCAGCTTTGTAGAAAAATAAGAATCTACCTTTATACTAAACTTATTAAACCTTTCTTTATATAATGATAAATCTTTAGCATTAGTCAATATAAATTTAACATCATAGTTAGTAGTCCTATTCGTAAATACAAATAA